AGAAGGTAAGGTACACACTCCCATCAATCTCCTCCGGTGTGTACCCTTTCACATTATACCACTGTGCCCTCTCGCATCTACCTATGCCAGACATTCTTAAGTTTGTCTTCTGCTCATAAGGTGTGAAAGCATTACTAATTGCTTCCTCTACCTCACGCCCTGCTTGCATAGCAATGGCAGATAAATCACCAGTATAATCCTTCGACTTCATAACATCATAGATGTCTGGTATTACTGTATGTATGCTCTTACTCACTTTACTTCTCCCTTCTTATTATAATCCTGTATTAGACGGGTTAGATACCATTGTGCTTTCATTAGGTCTTCTAATCCATTCTTCATTCTGTGTCGAGTTATGTATTTTACCACATTTCCTTCAAGAAAACTCATATCTTTTGAAGTAATATAATCTATGCAGTCTATCCCTTGTGTGTAGTAGTGTGGGTTAAGTTTATCTTTCATCTTCAATCAACTCCTCTATAGTCTCTAGCCTACTTATAGGTAAATTATAACAGTCTGTTAGAACTTTCCAATTATTGTCAGGGTCTATACTACCTTTCTTTAAAAACTTTGAATCCTCTAGGTACTTTTCTTTCTCTAAGCACCCTAGTATCCATCCTTCTGACAAGTCATTCTTTATTCTGGTAAACATATAGAAGTCGCACTTCTGTTTAGTATTCAAAGCCGCCACAGAACACTCATAGTAATCTCTAGGTGCTGATGATACTTTCTTACTCTTAACATCTATCTTTTTATTATTAAATATTAAATCATAATCATAGGTGTTATCTAAAGCAATACCCAATTCCTTTGCTACAATAATCTCACCTAGAAATCCAATCACATTTCCTCTTCCTTTTGTTATTGAATTATTTAAAGTACCCATGTTGTTTGACATTTCATTAGCCAAGTCGACATCTTCTTTTGTAATTTTAATGTGTTTCATTCCAACTCCTTCCTATTTTATACTCACCCGACATCGGGCAACTTAGTTTGTAATAATCTGTTGTCAATTCCATAGCCTTGACTGCTAGTTGTCCTATCTCTTCTGCATCATCTGGACTACATTCAATCTGTATCTCATCATGGATAACTCCAAGCTGTTTGTAGTTTAAATGTGTAGCCAGTTCATGGAAGATAACCCATGCTCTCTTCGCTATTATAGCACCTGCACTTTGCAATAGGAAGTTAAGTGATGAATGCTCACTCAGTGTCTTAATCTTTCTACCATCTATAGCTTTTAAGTAACCATTCTTTAGTGCCTGATTACCTGCCCTACTTCTGAGAGTCTTGAGTGCAGGCGTGTTGTTAAGAAAGTTCTCTTTGAGTTTCCTGCCTTCTTCTGCACCACCACCTGCTATACTGCCTATTTTTATGTCACCTGCACCATAAAGGAAAGCATAGATAAATGTCTTTGCCTTATCCCTTGTGTCTAATCCTGCTGACTTCTGATTGGCGGTGTGTATATCACCTGTCAGTATCTCCTGAGTGTAGTTGCTATCTCCCATATAGTGGGCGAGGCATCTTAGTTCTAATCCAGATAAGTCCGCACCAACGAGTACCTTATCCTCTGGTACAGTAAATAAAGCTCTCATCTCAGAGCCATACTCTTTACCACTAGCTGTTACCTGTTGTAAGTTGGGGTTACTACTTGACATGCGGTGTGTTATAGTTCCAATAGTATGTACACGACAATGTATTCTGCCTGTGCCTCTATCTATTGCATCAAGCCACCCATTGAGTTGTCCTTGTCTCTTCTGTAGCATAAGAAATCGGGCTATAATCTGAGCCTCTGGTATATCCACATCTTTAAGTATAGACTCATCTACTCTTGGTTTCTTATGTGGTGTAAACTCTGTAGGTTTCCAACCATAATGCATCAAGTGTCTACCTACCTGCTGTCTACTGCCCAAGTTTAGTTCGGGATAAGACCAGTAACCATAGTCACCCTCATCATTGGTATGACATTGTAATACAACCTCTGCTTGATAGCCTTTGGTTCTTGTATTGTCTTTCTTAAATCTCTGTACCACAGGTTTCTTACTTTGCCACACAGGTAAAGGTACAAACCTTTTGTGTACATCTTCTTCTGCCTGTCTTAAATCATCATTAACTTTTAATAGTAACTGAGTAGCACCTTGCTCATCAAAGAGCCACCCCGTTCTTTCTTGCAATGAACAGTGCCTCTTAGTATCATACTCAAGTTGCTTGGCATCTTCACTAAGTTTCATCTGCATTAGAATCTTATATACTTTAGCAGTAATCTCTACATCTCTCAGACAATAGGTAACCATCTCATCTGTAAGTTTAGACCAGTCCTCGTGGTCACCTTTAGGAAATCCTAATGTTGTACCCCAGTTAGCTAACGAGTGTCCACCTTCTCTGCGTGGGCTATCTAATTGGCTAAGTAACATAGTATCTTCTATCGTTATATTAGTAAAGTCTGAACCCCAGAGTTTCTCTAGTACAGGCACATCAAATGCTATGCCATTATGAAACACTAGAGTTTGGTGGTTTAGCCATGAGTTAAATTCATCAGCAGTATAGAACACCTTCGCTTCTGTAGTGTCCACACCATAAACAGCTACGCACCATACTTTAGTAGCATCTATGCCATCAGTTTCTATGTCACAACTAAAAGTCTGCGCCATCTTTCCAATCACCAACATCAGGGTTAATGCCCTTCTCTAATCTAGCAGTTTCTACATTAAAGTATGTCCAACCTGCCTCGCCTGTCTGACCTGTTCTTCTTAGCTTGGGTACTCGTATGCGTGTTGAGTTCTTAGTGTAATCATCTTCAGATAACTTATCTCTACTAAATAAGATGTTCGTATGACAAGCCTGTGGTATTGCACCACTACCTTTAACATCATACTCACTGATTTTGTGAGGGTGTGAGCCATCATCTGGCTTCCTAGTGTGCGTACTTAATATCACAGCACATCTAGTTTCCTTACATAACTTTATAAATCTATCCATGACATCTTCTATGTTCTCATTACTTAGGTTCTTAATTGCAGTATGCAACGGGTCAACAAGAATTATACCACAACCTAATCCCTTTACAAAGTATCTTATCTTAGAAAACATCTCATCAATATCAATACTACCACCACCATCACTGTGCAGTTGTATCCTAGAGCCAAATCCTATTTTAATGGCGGACTTCATAATACTATCTACATCTAATTGTTTAGGCTCAATAAGTTGTAAGTTCTCTGCAGTATGTACACTCACTACCTTTCTAATGGTTTCATCAATGTTATCCTCAACCATGAAGCAACCAATCTTCTCCTTGGTATTGGTAGCAAAGTGGTAGATAAGCTCATTCAATATAGTAGTCTTACCAATAGAGGTGTGTGCCACAATAGATACTAGTTCACCTTTAGCTATTCCGCCTCTCATCATATGATTCAGGTCACCAAACGATTCGGGCAGAGGTACTAACTCTGTGTTCTTATAATCAAGTAGTGCCTCACGCATCTCATCAATAGTAGCAACACCACTTACAGTGTAATCCTTAGAATAGTTCCACCACTCATCAATGAAATGACTACCATCACCATTGACTAAGTAATCATTAGCATCTTTATGCTTAGCCAGTGTTAGTATCTTACATTTGTTTGGTCCGAGTATGGGTGCTATTTTAGAGACCGCATCTAATCCTGCCTCATCATTATCAAAACATAATACAACTGTCTCGAAGGAGTCAAGCCACTCTAAATTATTCTTAACATTAGCAGTAGCATGTACACCATTGTTAATAGAAACTGCGGGATACCGACTGCCAAACATTTCATACACAGACATGGCATCTATCTCACCCTCGCATAGCGTAACAAACTTACCGCCACCTTGAAATAAGTTCTGACCAAACAATCTATTGGCATTGGTTGTATCACCCTTGCCTCTGAAATCCTTAGTCGCAACGAGTCTAGTTTTCATACCAACCAAATCGCCCTTCTGATTGTGGTATGGATAGTGATGCTTGATTACATTTCCTTTAGAGTCCTTCTCACACTTTACTTTATACTTCTCAAGTGTCTCACCTCTGAGTTTCCTGTCGGGCAGAGGTAAGTAATCTCCTCTGTACTCATGTATCCAACTATCATCTGTATTCTTTTCTTTAATCTGAATAGGTTTCTTGTTTGTATGTTCCACAAATCCATGGTCTCCACAAGAAAAGCAATGTGTCTGACCATCATCATACACTGCTAAGTTATCCTTACTATTATCTCTGCCCTTAGTTGCACACTGTGGGCATTGTTCTTTTCTAATTACCTTGTTATCCATGTTATCCTTCCCTTAAATTAAATGAGGCAACCGAAGTTGCCCCATAATTATAACCTATCTTTTGTAAAAGGCAAATTAAAATTCAGCCATATCATACTCGGTTGCACCTGCTGCCTTTTCCTCTACCCTAATCCTCTCAAGGTAAGTGTACGCATCATAAGGTTCTTTGCCTTTCTTAACGAGTACTGTGACCTTGTCACCGAACATAGAAAGATGTGTAGACTCAACTTCTTCCTTATCCGCATTGTAAATCTTAGGTTGCCCGAAGTCTACCTTACGCTTAGAAGTAAGTTGTGTCTTACCTTCATACTCCTTAGTTGCAAGACCATTCTTCTCAGCCTCTTTGATACCCTTCTTATCCAACGCCATAGTCAAGGTATACTTGCTCTGCCCTTTGAACACATCTGGATGTGTAATCTTATTAAACACAACCTCACCTGTTAATGATATATATTCACCACTCATAATACAACTCCTGTATAGTTAACATTCAATTTTACATCTAGTAGTCTAATACTACTAAAAGTGTAGTAGAAAAAGGGAAGTTCTAAAAGCTACTACACTCTTAGTAATACTAAGTCTTTAGCATTGTTTCAACTTTATATATTTATAAAACAATAAGAGGTTCAATGTATTTAATCTTAGAATGGTAGTATTGTAGCAGATATTTCATAGCCTGTCAACTTTATTTTCTAACGCCCAATAAAAAGGGAACATCTCTGCTCCCCAGTTATTTGTATTTATATGTTACTTAGAGAAGTTAGTACCATTGAGCTTGTCGTATTCCTTCAAGCTATCGTTCATACCCTTCATAAGTCCAAGCAATGAGTCAGCCTCAGAGTCCGCCATTGCCTCTTTAAGCGTCTGTTGTCTATGCTCCTCATCATATGCCCTGCTTTTCATGTATTCGTCAGCGTATTCCATGCTCACGACCTCGCCCACTTCGTTGGTATGTCCTTCATCTTCACACCAAGCTATATATCTTTTCATTCCACTCATAATTACTCCCTATATTTATCATTTAGTCTGCTATCCAGTAAGTTCCACTCTACATCTTCCGCACTAGTGCTTCTGCCTAGCTTGTCATTAATTATAGCAGAAATATCTTCTTCAATCAAGCGTACTGACGCAATCTTATCCTCAATCTCTTGCAGTAGCTTTCTTTTAACCTTATTCTTTCTGGTTAATTCGACTTCTAAGTCTTGTATCCAACCTTCACTCATGATTTATCTCCTAAAAAGCCACTGACATCAGAAAAGAAATCACTACGACTTAGACCTCTTTCTCTGTATTCATCTCTTAAATGGTCTGCTTCGTCCATAAGTTGTTGTTGTTCCTGTTCATCTTGCGTAATTGAACAACACCATACACAAAGAGCAACATCATGCTCACTAGCCATGTCGTTACTGTGCTTCTCGCCACAGTCAGCACATTTAAAATCATATCCCTCTCCATCTAATGTGAAGAATTTAGGTAAGTTATTCATTTTATTACTCCTAAAAAGAAACACCATAATACTATATTAACACATAAATAGAACACAGTTCCCATAGTTAAGAATGTTTCCTCAACTTTCATTTTAGTATTCTCATTCATTTGTCATCTATCTCAGTATAATCTTGCCATTGTCCAACAGTTGGCTCATCTTTATAATTAGCTAGTTGCTTCTCAAGTATACTGAGGTCATGCCAAAGGCTTTGTAATTCTTCCTTTAGTGCATCATTATCTTTCTTGAGTTGGCGGTTAATCCTTAATGCTTCATCATTAAAGTTCTTATTGTTATTTGGGTTACTCATACTTCTAATACTCCATGTTTATCTGCCCATATTTGCACAGTTTTACCCGTATCACTATCACGCTTGATAAGTTTAGCATCATGCCCTTCTCGCCTGTATTGTGCTAGTTTACCCGAAGCCTCATAGACACTGAAGGTGGTATAGTTTAAGAATTGTTTATTCTCTACTCTTATATTATATGTATACATTATAGCACCTCTGGTGTTACATATGGACTATAAGGGTGTGAGCCTACTTGCTCAAATCCTAAGTTCATTGATAGTTTGTGCCTTAGATGGTCCATCGCATACAGGTCACTTATCCTAAAATCCATACACTCACCAAAATCACGCATGGCATCATCAAATACATTGAAATGTACACATATACTGGCATACTCATCTTTAGGCATAGTAATACTCACCTTATCCCCGTTATACTTCACTTTAACTTCCATTTCGCACCTCTTTCTTAGTTATAATAAGTATGCACTATCGCCCTCATGAGTTAATAGCAATAGCACATACTTATTATTAAGCAGTTTAGTCTGTCATACTTAGGACAGGGAGAGTTCTTTATAAGTTCTTAAACCAATTGACAAAAGATAGGTCTAATACTCCATATGCATCATTCAAACTTAATACTATTTGTACCTGCCATAATAATATAATTGTATTGATTATAACACCAATTACACCCAGTGTCATAAGTATTTTATACATTACTTTATACTTATTCATTGCTTTTAATCCTGTAATGAGTTCATTAATGATTGACGCTCTTGTTTATTCATATCAGCAAACAAACCATGAACCTTCTGTTTATCCAATAAATAAACGGGCTGTGAAAGTGGCAAAGCATTTTGAGGGCTTGTAGCATCTAATCTTTCATTTTCACCGCCTAAATTAATCTTATATCCTAATTTGTCCTCAATCCTACTTAAACGAGTATCAAAATATTCAATAAGGTTGTCAGCTAATATATCCTTTTCAAGTTCTGAACCTTTTAAATTACTGTTTCTAATCATACGCTTTATATCTTCATACATTGTTATTACCTCTCTCTTATTAAATAAGTTTAGGCACTCCCTCGAATGCCTAAAGTTATTATTGTCGTATTAAGTAGCTTACAACCTCAGCTTTATGGTTCGTAACTTCGACTAGTTCAACAGCTTCTTTTAGTTCGTCAAGGGTGTTACAATCAAAATCCACCTTTGAGAGTTTAAGCATTTCTTCGTATTCGTACTCGTTCCATTCCTCGTTAATTATCCAAGGCTCAAATATATAATCTTCTGGTTCTTCATTTTCTAAGTAATCAAATATAGTTCTTAGTGCTAACCCACTAAAACAGTTCTCATACTGTGAACCCCTAAAAGCATCTTCAAAATCATTTCTATAAACACTTGTTAACATCTTGTTACCTCTCTCTCTTATTATAAAAGGTTAGGACTCTATTGCTAAAGTCCTAAGCATTTAGAACAGTTTAGACATACCTTTAAAGATTGTATTGTATGCGTTAACTTGAAAGCAATCATAACTATACCAATGAGTTACAGGGTTATCAGTATAAGCTTTCTTTATACCTTCCATGCCCTCTAATAAATCACCGTTAATTGCTACTTCGTTAAAGGCTTCGTTCCATTCTATTTCGCACTTGTGCTTTGCTGGTATTACTATCATGTTACATCTCTCCTATGGTTTCAAGTTCTCTTTCAGCACACCTTTCCCAAACTATATTAAAGCTCTGTTTTGCTAGTTCTTCAATAAGATTGTCAATGTGTTTTACTTGCTTACTCATAGACTCGAAATGCTCCCCGTATTCAATGAGTTTACTAGCTTGACTGTCCTTACTCCATATCTTTACATATTCAGCCTGTGTTACGTGTTTCTCTCCGTCAAAATAGTCATTGATTGTTATAGTTCTCTCTTTCATAGTATATCTCCATTTAATTAAAGTGTGAATGATAATCATTCTCATTCGTATTTACTTCTTCTCTCTTTGTTTCTGTTTGCATTATAACACTAAATTTGTTTGTGTGTAAGTATTTACATACTTAATTATAAAACTATGTAAGCCTTAGTTATTACTGAGAGTATGTATAAAAACTATGAATGACTCTCCAAGAATTAAATCTCTCCCAAAGATGAGAATGATAATAGGAATGATTCGCATTCGCATAAAGCCCCGAAAGAGCGAGGCGGGCAACCCCTTCGGAAACTTCGCCCACATCCAGAATCCTACATCCATGTAAAATTATTATTTTCACAATCTCCTGCATATCCCACCTAATTTCGGGCACAATGATTAATTACTTACACAGGAGCTATATTTTATGGTATAATATTGCTTATCTTTTGTAGTTAAGTCTACTCTATTCCTAGTATGCTAACAAATCAGAACACATTGCACCATATTATTATTTTATAAATATTTAATTTAAATACTTTGTGTGTAATCTAGGAATAGCTAAGCAATCTATTTCATTTTATGGTATAATACTAACTATGGCAAATAAAGGTAAAATCTCTGTAGACTCAGAAGACGAGATTAGAGAGATAGAGAAGCAATTAGAGGAAGAACTACGCTATGCAGTAGCATCAGCTAAAGGTATCGTACCTGCGGATGCAGTAATTAAACTTGAACGCAAGCTAGGTAGACCTACGGGTGGACTTAGTGCAGAATCTAAGGCAGCAGGTGGTAAGAAGTCTAGAATCAAACGAGGACAGACGTATAAGCCAACGGATGACGATTATTCTAAAGTAGAAGAAATGGTTACTATAGGCTTAGACCAACATACCATATCAAAGGTTATGGGTATAAGTAATGCCACCCTAACTAAATATTATATGCACAATTTACTAGTCGGTAAGGACAAGCGTACAGCTAGGGTTGCAGGTGTAGCCTATGAAATGGCTGTGTCTGGAGAATCTCCTAGTATGACTACGTTTTGGCTGAAGACTCAGGCAGGTTGGAACTCTAAGCACCACGTTGTTGTAGAAGATAGACAGTTTGACATACAATGGGCAGCTAATGAGACGGATATTGCAGATGCCAACCAAGTACAAATACTAAGAAACAAAGACGACAAGGTACATTAACCTGTGCCAGAGGAGAGGAAGCCTATAATAATACCCTATACCCCTAGGGAATTACAAAGGCACTTACATACAAACTTAGCTAGATTCAATGTTGTAGTATGCCATAGACGTTTTGGTAAGACTGTATTTGCGGTCAACGAATTAATTAAGTCAGCAGTACAAGATATAGGTAGTGGTAAGAGAGCACCAAGATACGCATATATAGCACCTCTATTTAAGCAGGCTAAGACCGTTGCTTGGGATGAACTAAAGAGACTGTGTGAAGTATTTCCTGATATTAAGTTTAACGAAGCCGAGCTAAGAGCCGACTTCCTAGGAGCTAGAATACAACTATATGGTGCAGATAATTACGACACACTCAGGGGAATTTATCTAGACGGAGTTGTACTAGATGAGTTTGCTCAGATGAACCCTAAGATGTTCTCTGAGGTAGTAAGGCCCGCACTCTCAGACAGGAAAGGCTATGCTATATTTATTGGCACGCCAAAAGGAAAGAATGATTTTTATGACCTATACCATACAGCACCAGATAAAAAGGGCTGGGCTAGGTTCTTATTTAAAGCAAGTGAAACAGGAATATTAGATGATGAAGAATTGGAACTTGCAAAGCAAGACATGGCTGAAACTGAATTTGAACAAGAGTATGAATGCTCTTGGTCAGCTGCACTTAGAGGTGCTTATTATGCTAAAGAAGTTGAAGCAGCGTATGATGAAGATAGAGTTGGTAAAGTACCTTATGACCCTTCGAAGCAAGTAATAACCGCATGGGATTTAGGAGTTTCTGACGCAACCTCGATTTGGTTCTGTCAATTTGTAGGCAAAGCAGTACATATTATAGATTATTATGAAAACTCAAATGAAGGTTTGCCTCACTATATAGATGTATTAAATAGAAAAGGTTATAATTATGGTGCACACATAGCACCACACGATATTGTAGTAAGAGAATTCTCTACGGGTAAATCAAGAAGAGACCTAGCATTTGACCTAGGCATTGATTTTCAAGTAGCACCAAAGTTAAAAGTAATGGACGGTATAGAAACAACCAGAACTTATTTAAACAAATGTTGGTTTGATGCAGACAAGACTAAGAAAGGCTTAGAAGCATTATTGCAATACCGCAGCAGTTATGATGATAAAAAGAAGATATGGTCACAAAGACCAGTGCACGATTGGACTTCACATGCCAGCGATGCATTCAGATACTTGTGCGTAACAGATGTTGTATTTACAGGTAACGATAGTGTCTGGGGAAAGGAACTCCCTAAGACTGATTTAAGCTGGATAGTATAGGAGAAGATATGAATCCGAAATGGTTAGAGAATAAAGTATTAGAAATGGCACAGGACATTAAAGACTTGAAAGAAATAATGAAAGCAGTTAGCAGCCCTCCTCCGCCCACTAAAGAAACGCAGTACCCTATTAATAAGAAACCCCAATCCTAATAAAGGTAATAATTTATGGCTAAAATGACAAAGCGTGAGCTCGCCTCTCACCTAGAACAGGAGATTTCTTCTGCTTTAGGTTACAAAGATGGTAAGCTGACGGAGCAACGCTCTGATGCGATGGACCGTTACTATGGTAAGAAGTATGGTAACGAACAAGAAGGTCGTTCTCAGATTGTCACTAGAGATGTAGCAGATGTAATCGAGTGGATTATGCCTAGTCTAATGAAGATATTTACGTCTGGGGATAAAGTAGTACAGTTTGAACCACAAGGTCCGGAAGATGTAGCAATGGCTAAGCAGTCCACAGATTACGTGAACTACGTCATTATGAGACAGAACCCCGGCTTTAGTATAATATACCAATGGTTCAAGGATGCACTGCTACAAAAGAATGGTATTGTAAAGCACTATTGGGATGATAGTAGTGAGACATTAAGAGAAGAGTATAAGAACTTAACAGAAGAAGAGTTTACTGCTCTCTTGATGGATGACAATGTTGAAGTAAAAGAACACACAGCTAATGGTGGCGAAGAAGGCATGGATGCCTCGGCACTTGCACCACAGGCTGTAACACATGATGTTGTAGTAAGTAGAACATACGAGGATGGACAGGTTCGTATTGAAGCTGTACCACCTGAAGAATTTCTAATTGATAAATATGCCAAGACAATTGACACTGCAAGGTTTGTTGCTCACAGAGTAAAGAAGACTAAGTCTGAGTTAATAGAGCAAGGTTATCCTAAGAGTAAGATTGCTAATGTATTTAAGAATGATGAAGCTGACCATAAAGCTGAAAGACTATCTAGGTTCTCTTATGAGCAAGACCAATCACCAGAAGGTGATATAGATGATGGTGTCTGGATTACAGAATGCTATCTAAGGGTAGACTATGATAATGATGGCATAGCTGAACTAAGAAAAGTAACGAAGGTTGGAGACGAGATTTTAGACAATGAGGCTGTGGATAGTGTTCCCTTCTCCTCCCTTACACCTATCCCAATGCCTCATAAGTTCTATGGTCTGAGTATATATGACTTAATCTCCGACCTTCAACTAATTAAGACTACCTTGATGCGTAACTTGTTAGACAATATGTACCTAACAAATAATGGGCGTTATGAAGTAGTCGAAGGACAAGTAAATTTAGATGACCTAATGACGAGTAGACCGGGTGGTATTGTAAGAGTACGCACACCGGGTGCTGTTAACCCACTAGCTACACCACAGCTAGACCAGAATTCTTTTAACATGCTTGGCTATTTGGATAGTATTCGTGAAGAACGCACTGGTGTTAGTAAACAGTCAATGGGTCTATCTGAAGGTGGCTTGAAGTCACATCAAACTGCTACAGGCGTAGGTCAAGTTATGACCGCAGCACAGCAGAAAATAGAATTAATAGCCAGAATATTTGCTGAGACAGGTATGAAAGACCTAGCAAACTCTGTCTATACTTTAGTACAGAAGTTTGAAAAGCCAGAGAAACTTGTAAGACTAAATAATGAGTGGATTACAATGTATCCTAGTGAGTGGAAAGACAAGGTAGATTGTACTGCACAAGTCGGACTAGGCTTTGGTAATAAGGATATGAACCTTATGCACTTAGGTAGATTGTCACAAACAATACAAATGATTGCACAGCACCCAGCTGCGGGTATGCTTCTTAAACCTAAGAATGTATACAACTTAGTAGCCGAGCAGATAAAAGCTATGGGCATGAAGAATGTAGATGACTTTATTACAGACCCCGGTGACCAAGACGTACCGCAACAACAAGGACCTTCTCCAGAAGAGCAGGCCAAGCAACAAGAAGCACAGCTTAAACAGCAAGAACTACAAGTTAAGATGCAAAAGATTCAGCAAGAGTCTGAATTAAGACAACAAGAGATGCAGATAGATGCTCAAATAGCACAGCAAACCTTAGAGTTAAAAGCACAAGAAGCACAGGTAGAAATGCAGATTAAGGCACAAGAACTTGAGATTAAGAAAGCAGAACTTGCACTTAAACAACAAGAGCTGGTATTGGAGAGAGAACAGGAAAGGGCTGTTAAGATTGGTAACTAGGTAGGGAGCAAGTATGAGTAAGAAGAGTGAGGAAGTACGCAGAGCAGATAATGCTAGGCAGTTGCTGGATAACCCGTTGTTTAAAGAGGCATTCGCAACAATAAGAAAAGAA